AACCAGATAAATGTTTTTTCACCTTTTCAGGTGTATCTAGTTTTTTTGTTTCCCAAGATTTTAGAATGGTATCCAAATAGTTATAGCTCTTAGCCCCATTTTTCAACATTTCATCAATGGCCAATATAACAATTTCGTCATATCCTCCAAAATCTTCTACCCAAAAATTAATCGATTCCATAATCGTTGGTGCTTCTGCTGGGTGGACTTGAGTTAACCAGTAGGAAACAGCTTTACTATCTTTTGTCTTATCTACACTAGAATAAGCAGCAGTTTCTTTTGTTTTTATTTTATTTTCTTTGTTTTTATTTTCTTTTATTTTATTGCTATTTTTTTCGGTAGCAATCGCATTAGCATTTTTAGGTTTGCTATTTTTTTTTGATGGCTTTGCTATAGCATTGCTATCCGTTTGCCATTTTTTTGCTATATTTTTATTTTCCTCATTCATAGCATTTGACTCATTTTGATTTTGTGACCAGCGTTTTTCAGCGCCTTTTCTACCTGCTTCAGAACGTTTTTTTGATTTTTCTTCCATAAAGGCCATTCGTTTATTCAATCCTTCGGAGTAAAAACACTCACCGTCTTCGGTGAAGGCAAATAACCCAAAGTCTTCAATAACTGATTTAATGATTGAAGTATCTACACGAAGATCAAAGGCTATCGTATTATAATCTTTGATACTCGTGTAGTTTCCTTCTTCCCTTAATCGTTCTAACAACATAAAATACACGCCATAACCTTCTGCACCAAATTTCATGCGTACTGGAATTAACTCATCAGAATTTCGTGCATTGCTATCATGAGAAAAGTAAGGTTGTATATTTTTCATATACTTGCTTTTCTCCTTTTCGGGATTTTATTTCCTACCTGAATTTATTTATCTCTAAAAATTGGTTCGTCTAAACGGATAGCTTTTATCAGTGCATAAGTTTTATCGTATGCCATATTTGGCGACCAAGTCACAAAATATTTAACATCGCATATTGCATATGTTTTTGATAGTTCATTTAATTTTTCAGCAATATTATCAGTAAATTCAAACCATTCAATACTATATTGTTTATTCATTGTTTTTTTCTCCTCTTCTTTTATGCCAAGAATTTTCGAACATAGTTTACAACCAGC